CGTTGTCGAGCAGGAAGTTCAGCACCGTCGAACTCTTCTCGGCAGTGGCCGGACCGAAGCGATCCAGCGCAGCTTCGATGTACGCGGCTTCCAGCTGGCCTTCTGGCAGATACGGCTCGTCGATCAGCTGGATGCGACGCAGCGGCAGGTAGTCCATGACTTCACGGCCGAACGGGCACAGCTGGCTAAACACCGCGGCCTGATTGCCGTCCTTGTCGCTGCTCAGGGTGAAGATCAGCGGGCGGTGGAGATAGACGTACTCCTCGTGGCTCGGACGTTCACCCGGGCCGGTGTTCATCCAGTCTTCGGTATGGCCCATGACGATCATGCCCGATGCAAGCTGGCAGGCGACGATGGCGCCGTTCTCGATTTCCTGTTCGTACATTTGTTACCTCGGTTTGTTTGGCAAGTAGGCGCGAAGATCCAGGGAGCGCGCCCACAGTTCTGAGTCCTCGTCCACGAACTGGACGAACGTATGTCCTTGATCCGAGAGCAGGTACTCCCGCAGCATGGTAAGGTGTGGAGCGAACACTCTCCTGGTCACACGGAACGCATCATGACCATGCTTGCGCAGATGGTAGAGTGCGTGATTCTTTGCGATGCCTTCCGTGGTCGCCGTTGTTTCCAGTTTCAGATTGTGCGGCAGGCGGATGCTCCTCGTCTGCAACACCACGTAGAACTTTCGGCTCGGCTTGACCTCAGCCATGACACGGTACTCCTCAATAGAGGTCCTGTCCTCAGGTGAACCAAAGGGGAGACTTATCGTCCGCAGGACCGTTGTAGTTGATAAACAGTTGCTCGCCCGCAGAGATAGGGCGGAGAGCATGGATGGTCATCGTCAGTGCCTTGAGGTCCTGCACGACAACCGCGTTGGGTTCGTAGCTGTGGTTGTACAGGCTGCCAAACCCGAGACTGATCGCCACGTTGTTCTTGTTCCAACGGAAGCTGTAACCATAGGTGTCATGGTCACGCTTCGTCTTCTCGCTGTGCGGGAACAGGATCACTGGACAGACTTCGATAACGTCGTCGACCTTGAAGGACTTCGTGGCGAACACACCACGACCCATGCCGCGCACCTTGCGAACTTCAACGGGATGATTCTGCTTCATACTTTGTGGGTCTACCGATAGTGGTTGCAAATAGGTTGGTCATGGCGGGAGTTAAACCCGCAGATACCTGGGCCAGCGCACGCGCCAGTTCCCAAGCAGTGATTGAGCGCACAAGCTCCCCTGTGCCTTCGCGTACCAGCGCGCAGCCAAATCCACGCTGCCCTGAATCAGCGTGTCGCCAAGCTGCTCGCCATCGAAGCGAATTCCACCACATGACCAATTCGTTAGAACAGCTTTACAGACTTGGAATTGTCCAGCTCGTCTGCAAGCGCCTCAAGTACCTGGGCCTTCTTCATGTTGTACCAGCCCTTGGGCATCTTGATGCGCGTTCCGTCGTCTCGCATGAGGAGCAGGATTATGTCGTAACCCTTCTCCCGCGTGGCCCGTGCCTTTGCGCACGTCATGCTCCAGCCACGCTTCTTGTTGCTTCTGAGGCCGAGCGTGTGGATGCTCTTGCACTCAATGATGGTCCGTTTGGAAATGACATACGCATCAGGGATGTACGTGCGCCATTCGCCGTTGTACTTGTACCGAATGCCAAGCGTCTTCGTAAAGTCGTTCTCGCACTCGGTGACAATGTCCTTGGGCTTTACTCCCATCACCTCGACCAAGTGTTTCAACGCCAGCGCCTCGTAGCCTTGGAGAGTCAACTCCCGACCGTAGAAGATGTGCTTGCGTTGCTTGAACTTGGTGTCCTTCTTAGCCTTGTAGGCCGCAGTGCCATCGAGTAGCGTCATGGTTGAGTCCTCACTAACTGGACTCAAATTACGTTACGCCGCGATTTTGCTTTCGGCCTCGTCGGACTGTGCCAGTGCCAACCTGCCCTTGCGCTCTTCGGCGATGCGTACCAGCGCGCGCTGCGTGCAAATTTCCTGGAACTGGGCTGGCGTGTACTCACCTTCGATGGCCATGACCTCGGCGTGCAGGTCCTGCCAGTCACTGAGCATCTTGTCGGCCATGCGCAGGCGATTGGGAACGCCCATCAGGCCCAGATGAATCTCGACGTCCAGACGACCCGGGCGAGTGCTGACCGCAGACGTTACACCTGCGTCCTCGAAGCGCGGCGCAGTACCCATCGCACTGTCCAGCTTCTCGGGATGGTTGGTGGTCACGATCAGGAACACGCCGCTTCGGGTTTGCACACCGGACAAGGCATTCAGGATCGTGTCGAAGGACAGCGACTTGTGCGCAGTCTGATTCTCACGGCCGACGAACACGTTGTCGAAGTCCTCGAAGCAGGCCACGCACGGAGTGGTCATGTTGTTCCACTCGCTGCGGAACTCCTGATCGCTCATGGTAGCGAGGTTGTACATGTACAGGCGCACGCCGAGCTTTTCAGCAATCGCCTGCACCAGTGCCGACTTGCCAGTACCTGCCGGTCCGGACAGCAACCAGCCGAGGCGCCAGGGCAGACCGCGCGACACATACCATTCTTCACTGTCGAACCACGTCTCTGCGCTTTCAATCGCACGGTACACGTAGGGCTCGTAGAACAACTGGGCTAATGGATCGCGCACGTCCTTGGTCAGAAGCTCTTCGCGTCGGTAGATCAACGGCTTGTCGATATCCGGCTGGGGTTCGTTGCCCAAGGACTCCGCAGGAGATTCCGAGTCATCGCTGTTCCGCTTCGCAACCGCCGTTCCCATCGAATACCCGTTGGCACTCTTCTCGTCACCCATGAGTTGAATGACGCGGAACTGAGATTGGCGCTTCGTACCACGTGACGCATTCGGATACTCGCGTACGGCGTCCTCCACCAGCTTGTCCAGATCGACCAAGCCGCGAAGGCCCCAGAACTTCCCATCACCCTCGTTGTTGAAGACGATGAACTGGTGCCGCCGCACAAAGATGGCCGAGCCCGTATTGGGCATTCGGAACGGTACGCACTTCTGGTCGTTCGATCCGTTGACCCGCATCCACAGATGCTTGTACTCGGCGGCGTTGCTCGGCAGAAGCCTCCAGTTGCGACGCAGGTGGGAATAGATGGCCTGCTTGAGGAAGTAGTTGCTCGACGCGCGAACGACCAGCACCGAACTCAGGTGCGCGAAGACTACCTTGACGTGTGACCAGCCGGCGCTTATCAAAGCGACGATGCCACCAATGGCAGCGATACTGGTGAAGGATGATAGACTGACCATATACCTGACAGTGTCCTTGTGGTTAGCGGTCGCGCGCTGTCGTCAGAATGCGCCCAACCCATTGGGCCATTTCTTCGGCTTCTTCTGTCTCAAACACCAACTTGTGGTGCAGGTAGCAGCTGTAGTGCGCGAGGTCCGGATAGTGGATCCAGTTGCGAAGCACCAACACCCGCTTGCCGTCGAAGCGTGTCTCTTCGACCACGATCATGGTCGGATCGACTTTGTGTGCACGGACCGGCGGTGTCTGTGGCGGGAGTGACTTGATGGGGAGCGTGTCGAGGATACGCTTCAACCACGGTGCTGGTGTCCAGCGGAACGATCCGTTCATCGCAGTGCGTCCTCTTTGCCGTATACGTCGATGGCGATCTGGCGCAGACGTTCAGCGTGCAGATCCGACAGGTGCCAGCTTTCGATCAGGCCCGTGATGTGAACCCGATTGTGTTCCAACATCGACTGGATATCCGCTTCGTCCTGACGCTGGCGCCGCTTGTTGTCGGCACCGTACAGCTTCAATACGATCATGGAGTCCAGCGATGCAATCCGAAGCTCACCGATTTCCCACGCGGTGTCGATCACGCGCGCTGCAACCTGGTGTGGAATGTTGATCGTCTTCGGGGTGACGAACTCCATTTCCACATGGTCCTTCTTGTCGATAGCCGAATGCTCGCGGTGCTTCTTGAACATGCTGTTGACCTCGGGCACACGGTCAGCGAACAACAGGTCCACGTCCATCGTCTGGCGAGGCCGAGCGTAGAAGCTCAGGGCCAGACCGCCGATCAGCACACCACGATCGGCTTTGGGCTGATTCGTCAGCCAGCGGGTGAGCGCGCCACGTACCTCGGGTACCAGCGCAGCTTCGTTGATGGTCTTGGCTGGAGCGGACCCCAGCGCGATGTAGAGGTTCATTTGATTTCCTCACCGCACTTCTTGCAATACATGCGGTTGTTCTTGATGGTTACTGCGTAGTCGATGCTCAGGAACCAGTGACTGATACGGTGGAGCCAGCGGCGAAAGGATTTCATCTAGAGGCTCAGCCCCAATGCTCAACGCAGGCGACAACCGACCAACCGATCATCACCAGCGCAATCCCGAACATCAACAGGCCCATCATCAGGTAATGGGTTGCGATGTATCCGACCATCTTGTCACCGCGCAGACGTTTCCAGTTGTGCAGGTAGAAGAACCCGAGGCCCACAAACCCGAGGCCGAAGAAGAAACGAAACAGGATATCCAGCATCAGCGAATCTCCACCGTGAAGTCGCGCGTGGCCAGCAGCTGGATCAGTGCCGCCATTTCGGTATCACCGCGGCCCACTTGGGGCGAGCCCGGCATGTTCACAAAGTCCGCAGTGAAGCACGAACCCGTGCGCTGCACCACGATCTTGTTCTTGTCCGTGCGGTCGTCACCGTCGAGTGCCGCAAGTCGCGCACGATCAGCGCGGTCCTGTGCATACTCTTCGGCAACTTCGCCGCACACCTCGACCATCATGCGGATCAGTTCGAGGTTCTTTTCTTTCGTCCACTCGCCGAACTCCCAGCGAATGGTAATGCCGTCCCACTTGCCGCTCGCGTTCTTGTCAAACCCGATGCGTTGCAGCATGTGATCGGTGCGCGTGACGTCCACGCCGAGCTTGTAGTCTTCGCGCTTGAGTCGCGTCTCCATACGGATCATGAAGGTGGCGATCGTCCAACGCGATTCGTGGCTGAGTGCCAGCGCGATGTAACCGCGCCGGCCATCGCCGTGCGATGCGCAGGAGAAGGCGGGGATCACTGCCGGCCCGATGCTGTTGATGGCGATAAGCAACGCCTTGATTTCGGGATCGCAGCCCGGCATTTCGTTCTTGACCCAATCGGTCCAGCGATCGGTCAACTTTACCAAGTCCGTGTGGTTGGTGGCATTCATCTGTATAGTCCTGTGTCGTTTTTATGAGGCTAGATGTGGAGTCCGTTCGGTACTACATACAGAAACTGCCCGAGAAACCCCGGGCAGTTTGGTGTTGCGGCCGGCGCTCTGCGATTACAGGGCGGCGTCCTTGAGGCGCTTCATCGGGCGAGCCTTGACGCGGACCGTGGCCGGCTTGGCCTCGAACCACTGCTCTTCCTTGGTGAAGGGGTTGATGCCCTTGCGACGCGGCTTGGCGTCGACCTTCTTGGTGACGATCTTGAACAGGTTGCCGAAGGTGAAGGTGCCGATGCCGTTCTTGTGGATCGAACCCAGGATCTGGTTCTCCAGGCTTTCCATCACGGCCTTGACGATCTTCTTTTCCTGGCGCTCGGAGATTTCGATCTTCTTGCCCAGGACTTCCTGCAGGTCGGCGCCGGCGATGATCGCTTCCAGCGTGCCAGCACGGGTCAGCTTGGTCTTGACGGGCTTCGCTTCGTTGGCGATGATCTTCTTCGCCTTCTTCGCGGGCTTGTCACCCTTCGACTTCTTGTTGACCTTGCCGGCCTTTTCCGGCTTGGCGCCCTTCTTGAGCTTCTTCTCGGGCTTGGTCGCCTTCGGTTCCTTGACCTTCTTGCCCTTCTTCTTCGCGGCCTTGTCGATCTTTTCTTCGCGGCCGGCCTTCGACTTCTCGATCAGGCTGGACTTCTTGTTCTTGATGCCCTTGTCCAGCTTCTTCTTCTTTTTGTCAGCCATTTCCAATACTCCAGAGTGATATGTTGATTAACAGGGTTGGTGTTGCTGGTATTAACCCCGGCGCGCCTAGCGAGTTTGCGCACCGTGGAGAATCCTTTGAAGAGGCAGTGGTATCACGTACCTCTGTGGTATCTTTACAGTTTTGGCTTATTAGCCTGCGTTACGTCCACGCGCTCGCGCTTCGGAGACACGATCCCGCTCGGCCATTATGCGTCCGCGGTCCGGGTCGTTCTTGATCTTGCCGCCATTTCGCACATTATCGGCGAGGGCCGCTTGGCCGGCTTCCAGGATCTGGGTCAGACGAACTTCACGCTTGGCATTATTCTTGACCGTCATCCGGACCGACTCCAGCACGATAAGGCGCAGCCCTGCCTTGTCCGCGCCATGAGTCGGGTCAGGCACGATCACCTCGATGCTGACGATGATGTTGTGGGTGGTGAGCCAGCGAATCGCATTGGACCACTGCGAGGACGTCATCTGCGGATCGACCTTCTGCACACGATCATGCAACGCACGATAGGTCTGCACCGGCTCACCCACCAGTTC